GCTGCCCCCGGGCTATCAGCCGCTGGCGCTCCTCCTTGTAGGGCTGGCCGTCCTCCCGGGCGCTGGCCATTTCCGTGACGATTGCCCGGCAGCCGGGGATCAGTTTTTCCGCCAGATCGGCGGCCGGCCGGACGGAGGCGTCCGCATCGGTCACAAAATGCCAAGAGAACGGGCCGGAGTGGCCGGCATAGGCAATGGCTTGAGCGGCCTTTCTGACGCACGCGTCCAGGGCATAGGCAAACGACCGCGTGGCCAGCGTGCCGATCCGGATCATTGGTCGACGGAAACAGGGTCAGCCCGGCCCGCCTCATTCCACTTGGATGCGCTAAAGATGGACGGGATGGCGCCCTCACCTTCAAACGACGAGGACCACGTGGCGGTCTGGATGGAAGCGGCCACCTGCGCCACCGCCCACGTCAGCAGGCTGTCGGCAAAGGTGGCCGGAGCAAACCCGGAACCGAATCCAAGCCGGGTGGTGGCGGAGGAGGAGGCCGTGACAAGGGTGGAGAAGCTGCCCGCCGACGAGGCGTTTCTGGAGGAGTAGTAGGCCGAGACGCCGGAAGTGTCAGACAGCAGCGTGGAAACGGAAAGCTCGTTAAGCGATAGCGCAGTGAAAGGATGGACCGGCCCCAGGATGGCGGTGGTCACGCCGATGATTTGAAAGGCCGGAGACGTGTCCGTGCTGGCCGACCCGGAAACGCCTGCCGCCACCGTGTAGGAGCTGGTGGTGGCGCTGTTGGAGCTGGTGGCGTGCAGCCGCCAGGACGATGACTCATATTTCCAGCGGAACGTGGTGGACGCATGCACCCGGGCGTTGGTGAAAATGTTGGCAGATTGGATGCCTTGGGCCACGGAGACACCACCCGTCCATGTCGCCGCAATGGACGGGGAAAACGTGATGGCGCTGCCAATTTCGGTCTGGCTGACAAAGGCCGGTCCGGGCAAAGCCCTTCTTACGGCACTCAGCACATCAGTGGCCGTCCAGCCGGTCGAGGAGGCACGGGAGCCGGTGAAATAAGTTTCCCCGGTTTGGCTGTGCTCTGTCTGGCCGGCGGTGCCGTCAAAGGGCGCGGTCGCCCCAGCGGTGGACGAACTGCTGGAGCTGGCAAAGGCAAGATCGGACGCGAACCGATTGGATCCGGCGGCCAAGGGCTGCACCGCCGACGAGGACGCGGTATGCGTGGGGGCAAAGGCAATGCCGGCGGCCCGGAGCGCTGGAGGATTTTGCCGGGCCTCATACCAGCGTTGCACCGTGGGCATGGACAGCGCAAAGAGCGGCACCAGCGTGGTGGCGTTGGACAGCGTCAGCGTGCGGGTGGAGCTCGTCAGGGTGGTCGTGGCGGAGGCCGTGCCCGACAGCGTGCTGGATCCAATGGTGGCAAACTCCTGGACAAAGGAGGTCGTGCCAGTGCCGAGCGCCGTGTAGGTGATGGAATCCACGCCGGTGGAAGATCCGATCGGGCCGATGGTAAAGGTAGAAGAAGTGGAGGTGTTAATTGTCGTCACTGGAAATTGCTGATTGTAATACGTGGACTCGGACGAGCTGGCCGTCCGGCCGGTGACGGATCTGGCTGCCGTCCCGAATACGTAGGACGTCTTGGCGTAACCGCTATCAAATCCGCCCAGGTTGTCCGCCACGGTGTTAGAGCGGTAAATCTGCCCGGAGCCCGTGGAGGAATAAAAAGTGCCGGTGCCGGAGCTTATGGTAGGTGAAAAATCGGTGTTTTCCGTGGCGTTGGAATAGGAGCTTGTTTTCTCAAGCGCAAAATCCTGACTCAGGACGTGCGTATAAAAAAACATCAGAGCGCTTCCAACTGCCAGTAGTAGTAAATGTCGTAGGCGTTGTCGTCTGGCGTGGCAGGCGTCTTGGCCACGCGGACGTTCTCCTTCACCGCGGCCTGCAGGCTGCCGCAGCCGATCGTCTTGTAGACGACGCCCTGCTTAATGTGAGCCACGGGCCACTTGAAGCTGGTGGGGGCCAGCGGCGTGGTCGGACTCATCGCCGTCAGGGTTGCTTCCATTTCAATCGTATAGGCGGTGACCTGCTTTCCGTCCGTGGTCACGTTCAGCACCACGTTGCTGGTGGCCGTGGATCCAACCGTCAGCGTGGTGGCATCAAAGGAGAGGCTGTCTGCGTAGTTGGTGGCGTACAGGCCGTTGAGCGTGCCGGGCCTGACCGCCACCTTGTAGTTCCCGCCGTCCAGCCGGAGCGTCACGTTGAACGGGCAGGCGGCCGCCGTGCCCCTTTGTTTGGGGATGGTGGCCTTGAGCGTGGTGCCGCCCGGCGTCCGGCTGACCCGAACGTTGGTGCCCGGCTGAATCTCCAGCGATCGGATCGCCGCAACCATCTTGTTGAGGCGCTCGGCCGTCAGCTCCTCGCGGAACTTGGCCCCGGTCCGGAAAAACGGGAGGTCTAGGGCCATGGCGCCTTACGCGTTGTCGATGATTGTACCCGTTCCCGAAGGGTAGAGGTTTTCATCCCAGCCAGCCCGGGGGGATAACAGGTATTCCTCCGTCACCTCAAAATACATCTGTGACCGCACGTCGGCTGGGGGAACGGATCGGCTGGTGATTGAGGTTAATAGCCACTCGTAATTTGAGCCGCCTGGATTGGGGATGACCGGCCGCATGTCGGCCGGGGCTGGGAGGTTTCCGGCCGCGTAGGCCTTACCCACGTTGCTGGTGTTGACGGTGTTGGTTCGGCCGGAAACGCGCACCGTGATTGACGGGGAAAGAAAATATTCAATGCCCTTTTGATAATATCGGGCGAGATTTTTTTGCAGCGCGGTCGGCAGGGCATCGACGGCCGCCTGGCTGCCCACCGTATCGCCGGAGGTGTTCAGGCCGTCGGCAGCGTCCCGTGCGTCCTTTACCTCTTGCGCCGTCAGGCTGGCAAAATCAAAGTTACCCGTGCCCTTGAATAAAGACAGCGGCTCCTCCCGCGTGCTGGCCACGATCTCCACTGTCACGTTCCTCAGGTTGTTGGTGGATCCGGAGAGCGTCTGAGTGTTGGGAAGTTTCCAGGTGGCCGTACCTTCTGCCAGTCCGGCTTCTAGGTTGGCGACGGAAACAGACTCCAGCTCGTAGTTGCCCTGTGGTGTCTGAGGCCTGGATGGATTGAAGTTGCCAACTTCCGTTTGCGCCAGGCTGTAGCGCTGCTGGACGGACAGGGAGCCGTCCTGATTCAGGGTGATGGTTTCGCCGGGGATAAGAAAGGCAGGCATCGTTTAGGCTCTTTTGTCTACGAAAGGGTGGCTCCGCCAGACTGCTGCAGCAGGGCCTTGATCTCGTCCAGCGTGTCGGGCACTCGTTGCTCAATTTCCTTCAGCTGGTTGCGCAGCGCGCGCAACTCGTCCAGCTGGCTGTCGGCCGTGCCCACGCCCACATTGGCCTCTCCCAGCCCCCCGATCCGCTGCAGGCTGGAGGCGATGGCGCCCGCAGGTGTGATCTGCCCCTCTTTTTGGGTGATCAGGGCGTCCAGCCCCTGCACCGCCAAATTGCGGTCCTGCTCCTTTTGCTTTTGCGCCTCGTCCATTTTGGCCAGCTCGGCGTCGATCTGCTTCATGCGGTCCTGATGCGCCTCGTCGTCCAGGCGTTTCTCCCGGTCGCGGAAGGTTTTCCTGAATCCCGCCTTCAGCTCCTCCAGCGCCTTCTCCTGCTTTTCGCGCTCCTTGGTGGATTCCGCCGTGTCCGTCACATCGGCGGCTGCGTTCATCCCGGAGATGGCTTGCCGCCTGTTTTCGGCGTTTTGGCGGTCGCGGTTTTCGGTGTCTTGGATTCCCTTCTCCAGCTTGTCCAAGTCCCCGGTGGCCAAGGCCATGGGATTTTTCACGATTTCATCGCCCAGCCGGATCATGCCGTCGGTCAGGGCCGCCAATGCGTTCATGCCGCGAATCTTTAGCCGGCCCCAGGAATCCCCAAACCGGTCCAGCCGGTCCACCTGCGCGTCCGTCATCACGCCAGTAGCCTCCCCGATCGCCATGATTTGCTGCTCCGTCATGCGCAGAACCGGCAAAAGCGTTTGGAATCCGCGGCCCAGCAGCGCCTTGGCGGTGGCCAGATCCTTGCCCGCCAGGGAACCGTCGTTCATGGCGTTGGCCAAGCGATAGAAAAGCTGTTCGGGCGAAAGCCGGACCAGCTCCTGGCCGCTGACGCCGATGTCCGCAAAGGTCTGCACCAGCTCCTTGCTGCGGCCCGAGGCGGCTTCCTGCGCGGCCGCCCCGATCCGGGCCAAGGCCGTGGCCACGTCCTGGATGGATCCGCCGCTTTCCGCCGCCACGTTGCCGATCCGTTGCATGGCCTCCGCGCTGACGCCGAAGCGGTCCGAGATGTCCTGCAGTTGCCCGGCTTTTTGAATGACGCTGCCGATGGCCGCGGAGACAGCGGTGAAGGAAAGCGCTCCGGCCAGTTGCTTGGTGGCGCTGGCCGCAAAGGACGCGATGGAGTTCTGCGCCTGCGACAGGCCGGTGCGCAGCATCCCGGCGTCCGCCCCGATCTTGAGGGAGACATCAGCCATGGTGCACCACCTGGCGTTTGAGCGCCTTGTGCTTGGCAATCAGCCGGCGTTCCTCGTCCGTGATCAGGTCCGGCTCGCTGCCCTCGTAGCTGGCAATCGAAATCGCCCACCACAGGGCCTCCCCCGCCGGCAGCTCCCAGATCGCCTCTGGGTCCCAGCCCGTGGCGGCCGCCAAGGATCCGGCCACCTTCATCTGCCAGGGCAGCTTGCTGGGCTTCTTGTTTTCGCCCGGCTTGCGTGGCTTGGTCCACATCTGGGGCGGCGCCCAGTAGTCCGCCACGTAGGTTTCAAACTTGGAGGCCTCTGCCTTCAGCTGGGCGGCCGGCGTGGTCAGCCGCAGCCATAAGGTTTCCAGCGTGGTGGGAGCCTTCCAGCCGTGCCACGGCCGCGTGCAGGCCCACACCGATAAAATCAAAGATCCCCAGCTGACCGGCCCGCCGGCGATCCAGGGGGAATTTACCAGCTCCAGCAACATCAGCCGGCGAAGCGAAAGCGGATGCAACCGGCGGCTCAGGACGCGGTGGTCCCGGTGCAGGAAGGATTCTAGGAGCTGGGAATCGGCCGCCACATCTTTACGTGATGGAAAAGGTGGTGCCGTAGAAGATGCCGGAAATGGAGGACTTAACCACGTCCTCGGCGCTTTGCGTCTTGGTCACGTTGGTGATCTTAAAAGTCGTCCCGCTGAACGCGCAGGTGGTTTCGCCGGTGGCGTCGCCAATCACCTCGGCGGACAACTCCACGCGGGGGTTGTAGTAGGCGCGCACCAGCGGTGCGGTGTTCACATTTCCACTGGGGATGATGACCTCGTCGACCGATCCGGAAACGGATCCGGACAGGATGTCGAAGGTCTGCCCCCCGGCCGTCAGCGTGCGGTTGCCGATTTTTAGGGCCATATCAGGTGGCCTCAAACTCCACGGTGGTGATGGTCAGGCGGTCAAAATCCGTGTTGGACAGGGAAACTTCAAAGCCCACCACCGATTTAGCCGTGCCGGCCGTGGTGCCGTTGGCCAAGCTGGGCACCGTCTGGTCGATGGTTTCCACCACGGTCTCCACCCGGCGGTATTTGATGGGCTGGCAGGTGACCACGCCGTTCTTGTCCACCACGTCGACCATCTCGATGGTCTCGGTGACCTGGATGGACTGGGTGGCGGCGGCTCCTGTGCCGTAGTCGATAGCGGAACTGGCCATTTCCCCTTTGCCTTGGTCAACTCGGGACGACGACCACCTGCAGGTTGATCCGGTCCTGGATTTCCCGGTCCTGCAGCTCCCGCTCCATCCCCTCCAAAATCAACGCCTTGAAGCTGGCATCGTCGTCCGACAGGCCGGCGGCCGCCTCGGCCTCGTTGTTGGTGCCGTCGATGAGCAGCTTTTCCAGCACTTTGGCCACGCGGGCCTTGTGGTCGGCGAGGCCGCCGTCCATCGGGCTGATGACGTGCAGGGTGGCGCCCACGTCGAAGATGGCCGTGCCCGGGATCCGGCGGGCCATGCCGTTGGCCTCGATAACCACCCGCGGGAGCGTGGCGTCCTCCGTGCGCAGGGAGGCCACCGCCAGCACCTGGGGCTTGAGGGCCTTGATGACCGCCCGCTCCACCGCCTCGCGCAGGTCCGTCATGCCGGCACCCCGGCCCGGGCCTGTTTGGCGGCCGCCCGGAGCGTGCTGCGCGCAAAGGCCATCATGCGGCTCAGCGCCTCACGCGCGGCGTAGGCCTTGGCCCCGGCGTTGTTGAGCTGGTCGATGTAGGGAACCTTGTTGGTCAGCAAAATAAACGGCTTGTCGCGCGATCCGCCCAGCTGCTGGATCCCCTCCCCGTCCCGCTTGAGCGTTCCGGAAATGCCGCCGGTCTGGCCGCGCAATTTGCGGGTGCCGCCCAGTTGCCGGGCGATGGTCAGCCAGCCCGCCTTGGCCCGGCCGATGGTTTTGCCCACCTGCTTGGCGTATTTGACCACCTTGTCGAACTCCCAGATGCCCACTACCGGCGCCTTGGCAAAGCGGTCCGCAATGATCGGCCGGCGGGTCCGCATGGTTTGCCGGTGCTCCTGCGGGTTGATGGTTTTGCGAATGGTGATGCCCAGATATTTTTCCGCCATCTGCCGCGCCTTCACAAACTGCTCGCTCTCCATGTAGTGGGCAAAACGGTTGGCGCCGGCCTTGCCGATGCGCTGCTCCATCAGATCAAACATTTTCTTGCGGGAGGCAAACAGCTTGGCCAGCCCGCCGATGATGGATTTCTGCGTGGCCGCGCGGAACTCGTTGCCGAATCCCTGCGGGAACGTCCCGTTGTCCGCCATCACCATCGCGCCCACCCGTCCGCCCTGGCGCAGGATGTCGTCCATGCTGCGGCCGGTTGTCTTGGCCAGCTTCTCAAAAAGTCTTTTGGCCTTGGTGTAGTCCACCTCGGTCGCGCCGGATTTCACCTTGCCCACGGCCTACCTCACCTCCGCGGCGCACGCGATCGTGTAGCTGATCTCGTCCACCGCCACGTTCTCGATCTGCAGGCGCTTGCCGCGCACCGTTACCACCTGCCCGGCCAGCGGGGCCGTGCCCACCGCGGAAAGCAAAATCACCGCCGTCACGCTTTCCCGCTTGGCCTCGCCCCCGGGCAGGAAACCCGGGTCGTTGGCCGTCTCGTTGAGGATGGCCGTCACGGCTGAGCCGCCCAGCGTGATGACCGTCCCCGCCAAATCCATGAAGGCGGACAGGCCGGAGCTGGCGGCGGTGATCATATCCTACGCCCGGCCGGTCAAGTGCCGGGCTGGCAAAGCGTTGCGGCGGAGGACCATCGGTAGGTGTGCAGCACCTCGTCGATATGGTGGCTGGTCTTCACCTTCGGCCACAGCTGCTGCAGCCAGAACACGTCCTCCCCGTAGTTGCAGTCCGCAAAGCTGGCCGTCTGCGCCAGCGCCGTCCGCCAGCAGCAGACGTGGTAGGGCGGCCGGGTGATGTCCTTTCCGGTCCAGGGCTCGATCTCCTTGTGCCCGGCGCGGAACGTCACGTAGGCGCTGGTGGCGTCGATCTCGCACATCTGCCGGAACGTGATCACGTCCACGTCGTGCTGCCCGCACGCCTCCGCCAGCCGGCCCACGTAGTTGTAGGCCACCGTGTCGTCGTCGTCGCAGTAGGCCAGAAACTTGCCCCGGGCGATCCGTAGCAGCCGTTCCCGCTTCATCCCCGCCGTGCAGCGCAGGTTGTCCCCCAGCCACAGGATTTCCACGTCCGGCCGGTTCCACATCTGCACCTGCTGGTTCAGGTAGTCCACCAGGTTGGCGCACTGGTGCGTCCTGCGGGTGGTCGTGCCCACCAGTATGCTCAGCAAAATCTCAGGGCTGCCCGTCACCGCCACGGCAACACCTCCACTCCAGCCTGCCGGTACTGTTCCTCTAGGCGCTCCACCTCGGCCTCGGTGTTGCCTAGGTTCAGGTGCCACTCGATGAACAGCCGGCGGATCTTGCCGGCGTAGGGATAGAGCGCCGGCAGGATCTCCCACTCCGCCGTCTCCACGTCCATCTTGATGTCGCACCGCTTTTCGCGGGCGACCATCGCCGGGAAATCAATCGTCCACACGCGGTGCATCGTCTGCCGGTCCTTGCTTTCCAGGCAGTTGTGGCCGGCCAGCCCTGAGCTGACGGAGTAGTTGGCCCCGGCGCAGAAATCCGCCCATCCCTCCTTTACCCAGGCGGCCGCCCGGATCCATTCGTCGTAATGCTCCGGCACGGTGGTGATCTCCGGGTTGGCCTCGATGCCCACGATCCGCGTCACGCCGTCCAGCAGGCCGTCCCGCTTCAGCTGCTCGTAGGCCTCGCCGTGCCGAGCGCCCAAGTCGAAAAACTTCACGCCACGGCTCCCGGGTTGCGCGCCTCAAAAATCTTCCGGCCGTATTCGTAGGGCCCGGGTGCGTTGGCGTCCCGGTAGGCCGCGTCCCACGCTTTGCCCGCCACCAGCAGCGGGTGGTCATGCAGAAAGCCGGCCGGCTGCGGCACGTCCACCCGTTCTCCCGAAGCCCGTGTGCGCACGGACAGCTCCGTGTCCGGGTACATGTGGCGGTATTCAGGCCAATAAAACCAGCCGTTGCGCTCGTACATCGCCCGCGTCATGCAGGGAAAACAGCACAGGTCGAAGCCTTGGGGCCGGCCGGGATGGTCGACGATCGTCAGCAGGCGCGGCTGGTCCAGCTGGTCCTTCAGGCTGTTCCAGATCCACTCGTCCCAGCGCGGTCCGCACAGAAAATCGTCCGCCAGGCCCAGCAGGATGTGGCCTGTGCTGGCCGCCGCTGCCGCGTTCATGCCAGCCACGTAGGTGCCGCCCTGCGCCTTCACGTCCCAGTCCGGCGCCGGCACCACCACGTGCGGAAACCGCTCCCGGATCGGCCAGCTTTCCGGGTCGTTCTCCGTCACCGCAAAGATCCACTCCACGCCCGCCGGGTTGGCCGCCTGCTCCATCCATTCCCGGCGCCGGGCCAGCGCCTCCTTCCACCGCACCGTCGGGTGCAGGACGGAGATGCGTTTCCCGCCCCGCTCAAACGTCGCCCGCTCCAGCTTGCGCGCCTCCTCGATCATCGCGTTCTGCCGGTAGGCCATGCACAGAATAAAATCCCCCGCCCAGTCGTAGAGCTGGCCGCGGTGCGTCCAGACCGGATCCTTCGCCGCCGGCAGGGCCAGCGCGCACCGGGCAAAGGCCAGGCTGCGCTCCTTCTTGCCCGCGTCCCCGTTCACCACGGAGAGGTAGAACAGCGCCTCCCGCCGGGACGGATCCTGCTCCCAGGCGGACATCGCCAGCTTCTCCCGGTCCTCCAGCTTCTCGGCGGAGTTGGCCAGGCACATGTACATCTCCACCTTTTCCGGTGTGCCCACGTCGCTCTTGCACGCGTCGATCGCGTTCTGCACCGCCTCCGCCTTGCGCCCCAGGCCGAAACATTCCTGCGCCCGGTAGAACGACCAGCGGCCGTCCAGCGGCGTGGGAATCTTGGCGTCGATGATCCGCAGGTTGCGGTCGTTGGAGCCGGTGTGCTTCTTTTCCCGGGGCGGCGCGTGGGTGATCCACACGCCCTTGGTCAGCCCGCCCATCTCCCCGCCTGGTGGCTTCTCCAGGTGCTCATGCACCGGATCCACCCAGTAGGTCTTACCCTTTTTCCAGAAGCGTTCCCGCATCAGCCCCTGCCCGTTGTAGCCCAGCCCGTTGTTAAGCAGGCGGTACGGGCACAGCACGATGGCGTAGCCGCGCTCGTCGCACTTCTCCACCGCCGTGCGCATGCCCTTGAGCGCGTCCGGATCTAGGATGTCGTCCATGTCCGCCCACGCCAGCCAGTCCCCTGTGGCCAGCCCGGCCGCCGTGTTGCGGGCCGCGGCAAAGTCGTCCAGGTGCTCCCAGTGGGACAGCTTTTCATCGTTTTTGTATTCCCCCGTCACGCAGCCGGCCGCCGCCAGGATGTCCAGCGTGGCGTCCGGCTTGGCCGCCCCGATTGCCCGCACCACCACCACCTCGTCGAACCAGCCCGGCTTTACAAAGTTGTCCGCCCAGCGTTGGGCGTAGGCCTCCGCGTTTCCGGTGATGGCGGTCAGGCTGATTTTCATGCCAGTCCGCAAAGGTCAAAGAAAAGGCCCGCCGGGCGATGGGGAACCCGGCGGGCCTGTCTGTGGCAGGAGGAACTAGCGTCTAGCCGAAAATGCCGAATTTCCGCTTTTTGGCCGGGGCGGCCACGGCGGGCCCTGCCTGGGCGCCCACCATCTCCCCGTCCTCATAGCCCGTGGGCTTGCAGGAATTGGTCTCAAACTCGTACAGGTACACCTCGCTCGTGCCCACCGGGGCGGAGCTTTTCTTGGCCCGGAATACCTCGTTGGCACCCCGGCGGTCGCCCACATACAGCACGGTCGATTCCGTGCCAGAGCGGGCAACCACCAGGGCGGGGCCCCTAGCCATTTTTAGCTGGCCGCGTAGACCAGACCCTTGGTCACGCCGCGGGTCACGCCGAAGAGGCACTCGAACGCAATGTTGTGCGTGCCGCTGTCGGGCGCGTAGAACCGGCGGTAGCCGAGGGACAGGCCGCTTTCGTCCGTCACCACGCGGGTGGCGAGGTACTCGTTGGCCGCCTGGGGCTGGAGGATGCGGACCGCCACGGCGATCGAATCCGGCACGCCGGCGATGGCGTACAGGTTGCTGATGCCGGCGGAGCCGATGGCTGTCGTACGGTAGACCGTGAAGCCGGCAACGTCGGAGAGCACCCCGCTGCGGACCGGATCCTGGCCGATGTTGAAGTTGTTTTTCAGGTCCTTCACCAGAGCCGTGTAGGCCGCGGGATTCAGGACGGCCACGCGGCCTTCCGCGGGCGCCTCGTTGTCGTCCAGGGCCTTGCCCATGTCGACGAGCTGGTCGAAGTCGAAGTTGGCTGCCGCCGTGGTCACGGTGGCCGCGCCGTAGGACGAGGCGGCCGTGGTGGCGAGCACGTTGAGGAAAAGGGTTTGCATCACCTTCGCCGCCACCGCGCCGGCCTGCTGGCGGGCGAACGTCTCGAAGTTCGCGGCCGAGCTGTTGGCCACCTGGGTGTCGGTGAGGGAGACGGTGCTGATGACGTGCTGGTCGATGACCGCCTCGGCCGCGGTGAGCGTGCCGCCGCCGGCGCCGTAGTTCACGGTGGCGGTGGTGGTGGCGGTGATGGCGCTGACCAGCGGGATGGAGACGCGGTCACCCCGGCGGGCGGCGTCGGCCGAATAGCTGGTGGAGAAGGCGCCCAGGGGAGCCAGCCGCTGGGTGAATTGGCTGAGCGCGACCTGCGCGATGATGTCGTCGTTGAGGTTGGTGATGGTGGCCATGGTGGTTTAGCTCCTTATTTGCGGCTGGCGCGGATCGCGTCGGCGTGTTGGTTGAAGTAGCGGGTTCTTTCCACTCCCTTCAGGGAGCTGAAAATTTCAAAGGCGGTCTTGGCAGGCTCCGAGGGGGCGGCCGGCACCGGATCCGCGCCTTTGGCGGCGGACAGGTGGGCGGAGAGCTTGGCGCTGACCTTCTCGGACAGCTTCTCGCTCATCGCTTCCTCGTCGATCGCGGGCACGGGAGCCACGGCCTTGTCCAGGAAGGACTTGATCGAGGAAAGGGTTTCGTTGACGGGTTTCATGCACTCGTTCAGTGCCGCCAGGATCTCTTCTTTGTTCATTGCCACTTCCTTTTCTGTCAACGCGGGGGTGGCCGCGTCGGCCCTGGGGGCCTCCGCCACGGGGGCGGGGGCCGGGGTTTTGGGTTCCGAAAGGAGCGCGGAGGTGGCCGCCGGCAGGTCCACCACGTCCACCGAGCGCAGCCGGGCGACGCGCACCGCGCCGCTGGCCTCGCCCTCCGGCGTCATGTCGAAGGCGATGGACAGGCCCAGCAGCGCCGGGTTCGTCTCCGCCACCTCGATGATCAGGTCCCTCTGCGGGGCGGATTTGAGGAGGTGCAGGTCCGCGTAAAGAGTCTCCTCCTGGATGCGGAAAGCCGTCAGGTAGCCGACCAGAGCCGCGGCCCCGGTGCCATGATCCACCTTCACCCGCACGCCCCCGGGGTTGGCCTGGGCGGCCTGCAGGGCGGTCTGAAGGGATTCGTCGTCGACGAGGAGGTTGTGGCCGCGGGCGATCCCCTTCTCCAGCACGCGGACGTTTTTGATGATGCCGAGGGCTTTGTTGATCTCGGCGCGAAGTTCGATGAGCATGAACTGCGGGGACGCGTCAATCAGTGGGCGAGGAGATAGCGGAAGGCCACGGCCAGGTGGACGACCGCGCCGGTGAGGTGCTCCTGCTGGGCCCCTTGGCGGACCAGCTGCGAGCGGATCCGTTCGTAGGCGATGGCGTGCTTGGTGCCGCCGTAATACTGCGTCCTGTCCTGCTCAAAGACCTGGCGCTCCGCCAGCCGCCAAGCGCGCCAAAAGAGGATCCGGTCCCCGGCCGGCATAGCCAGCCAGACAGCCAGCTTGACCAGAAATTTTCTCACATCCCCTCCGGCACATGCGGGGCGAGGAATGGGACGGCATCGGCGTTGGTAATTGCTGGCTCCACCCACTCACCATTTTGCCAAACATGGTTTTCGCTCGGATTTTCAGGCGCAAGCACCCACTCATCTTTTTTGGGGTTGTTGCTGGCCGTAAGGCCGTCAATCCATTCCTGCGGGATGTCTCTCAAGTCTGACGGGTTGGATGCTCTGTAATAGTTAGGCATAAACTCTCGGATGATTGGCAACGGTTGCCGTGTTGTTGTTTGTGATTGCTCGTCCTCCTCGCACATCCACAAGGTCGCGCACGAGTGGCGCGTAAAAAACTAGAGATTGTGGTCTAATTTTGTCGCAGGTGTAGCCCTTTGCCAAAGAGGCAATTTCTGATGCGCTTAAAGCCTCGTTCCAAATTCCCACATCAGCCACCTGTCCGTTGTAAAAGGCAACAGGAGTTGATCGGCCAAGACATCCAATGGCTATCCTGTCGGCGGCGTTTGTTAGGTTTGGCACATTCGTCGTGTTTGTGGATGAACTTCCACCATTTATGTAAACCGTCCGGCTTGTGTTTGATGTAAATACGGCACAGCCATGATACCATGTTCCGGTTACAAATCCGCTTGTTGATGTGGCCTCGTCACTTATGGCACTCCCGCCGCCGCCGTCATGCTTGGTAGCACAGATTGGATCTCCAGCTTTTGTACCGTCCTCCACAAGCGCAAAAAATCCCTGCAATCCAGCGACGGCGCCTTCGGTGTCGACAAGACAGGCTATGACTGTTCTAGCGTTATTTAGGTCGGACTTAAACCACGCCGAAATTGTAAGAGGCTCCGACACAACAGGCGTTGAGCTTGTTGAGAAATACTGGTTTGAGCCATTAAAGTCGTAAGCCATTTCAGTTGGCACTCCTGATTTCCACCGCGACAAGCTCGGCATCTCCCGTCATGGTGTCGTTGGTCGTGTCGCTTGAATCCCTGTAAATCTTTAGCCTAAAAAAATCCCCTGCCGCCAAGGAGTCGATGCTGGTGCAGGTAAGCTCGGTCGTGGTGCAGATTCCGCTAGTCCCGCTGGTTGCGCTGTGGCCTTCGGTGGCCGTATCGAAGGAGTCGGAATCAATATCAGTATCCAGCTTCATCCATTGCGCTCCCCAGCGGCAGTTTCCGCTGGTGGCCGATGTCGCCGCCCAAGTGATCCTGACTTTAATTCCGCTGGCAAGCGTGGCGGCTTCTGGGATGCACCCAATGAAAGTGGATTCTTCGTTAGTTGCTCCATCGTCAAAGTCCAGCACGGCGATGGAATTTCTGGTGTCCAGCGTGGCGAAGTTTGTGGCCGTGGGCTGGTTGTCCAAAGGAGTAAAAACGGCCAAGGTTTTTGTCCCGCCGCCAGCCGCCGCCGCTCCCCCGCCGCCGCCGAAGAAGCCCATGTTAGATTTCCTTCACGACGAAGCGCTTGCCGCTGGTCGTGCACAAAATGCTCAGCGTGGCCGTCGGTAAAAATCCGCTTTCCCAAACGATGCCGGAGTTGCTGGCCAGAAAGATCCCGCTGGTGGTGGTGGCGGCCGTGCCGATCCCCAGCCACATGCCCGTGTCGGAAATGTTTTGCACCAGCGCGTACCGCCGGCTGGCGTTCGTCCCCACCACGTCATAGCTGGTGGACGCCGTGGTGATGGATCCGGAATAGTCGTTCAGCCCGCCGTTTACCGGCAGGGCCGTAATGGATCCGGCCACCGTCACCGTGCCACTGATGGCTGGCAGTGATCCCACGCCCACGCCATCGGCCACGTCGGCCTTCAGCAGCGCGGTGTCCGCGGACAGGGTGGTGAGGATGCCGTTGGCCGTGTCCAGCTTGGCCTCCAGCCCGTCGGTGTTCAGGTTGACGGAATCGGCGGAGATTTCCAGGTTGGAGAGGGCGGATTCAATCCGCTCCAGTTTTCGGCTGTCGGAATCGGTGGGCATAAAGTCAGTCTCCTTGGGTCAAGTTTGCAGGCCCTTCAGGATGGTGCGCTGCAGCAGCTGGGTGATTAGAAAAGACTGATCCGCCGAAAGGGATTTTTTGAACAGCGCGCAAAACGGCATCCTGGCCCGCAGCTGGTTGAATGGCGTCCCCTCCGTGGGGTGCGACCCGATGCTGATGTCGTCCCCGGACAAATTGACGGCAGATCCGGGCGTGGACGTGCTGCGGGTGCTGCCCGTCTGCAGATAGCCGGTGGATTCGCTCTGCCCAAAATGAAACGTGGTGAACAGGGTCGTGGATGAGTAGATGAGATCAATATTATTGGTGCCGTTGGTGGCGCGGATTGTTTGATCTGTGTTTTGCCGCAGGTACCAGGGATTCAAAAAGACGGCGTCACCCACGCTGGGCATACCCAACACCGCGGTTACGCGGAATGTGGCGACACAATGAAAATTCTGCAGGTTGTTTTTTCCGGAGATTGTGGCGGTAATGTTTCTTCTGCTTGGTACAGCAATAAACTCCAATCCCAGTGCATCCACTCTGTTCGTGATGTTGATATTGGAGGCTGTGCCGTCGGCCGTGGTCCATCCGCCCAGGCTGTACACCGTGGTGTCGTTTAGGCTGCTCCAACCGCGCCGCCCGATCCAGCACACCATGTCGCCCCATAAGCCCATGGCCTTGATGGTCTTGGTGAAGGTGTTCAGCGCATCGATCCCCGTGCGGCTTGGTTTTGTGGTCTGGCCCTTGGCGCAGTAAGCCAGCACATCTTTGTCGACGCGGGAAATTTCCGTGCGCCGACGGCGCAGCAGGGCGCCGTTTTCGGAACGGAGCAAACGAGCGCCTTTGCCCGACACGTACGCCTCGGTGGAAATCATTTCCGCGCCCGCCTCTTCTTTTCCGCCGCTGGTTCGGACAGCGCCGGCTCGACGGCGGGTGCGGCCGCGGGGGCCGCAGGTTGTTCGTTGGGCGTCAGCATCATCACGTCCCGCACGTCCACGCCGGCGGCCTCGGCTTCGGCCTTCACAAAGGCGGCCTCGCGGATCTTCTGCCGGATGGCGGTCTGGTAGTCCTCGCCGCGGCTGGAATACAGCTCGGCCAGCGTCGTCAGGCCCAGCTTCAGGTCCTCCCGGTCTTGGGCGGCATCGCGCCCGCTGTCGACGGTGATGTTAGCCGGCCCCTGCCAGCGCACTTTCATAAACTCCGCGTTTTCCGGCAGCCGCCCCTCGGCGATCGCACTGCCGATCACATATTCCCAGACGGGCTGGCAAAGTTTCTGCACGATCAGCTTCTGCCGCTGCTCAAACCGGCGCCCGGCCTTGGCCAACACAAACCTCTGCACCGCGCCGCCCAGGGCGGACGCGTCCCAGATGAACTCGTACGGCAGGCCCAGGCACGCGGCCAAGTCCCGGATCAAAAACTGCAGCAGGCGCATGGTGCTGTCGGCCGGGCGGTCGGCCTTGTGGACGAGGAGTTTTTCGCCGGGCTTCAGCCGCGGGATCGCGCCGCCGCCGATGATCTCCTCAAACGTCAGCTCCTGGCTGGGGCCGCCCTCGTACTGCAGGCGGGAGGCCGCGCCCAAAAATCCGCCGGAGGCCACGTCGTGCGGACTCTCGATGGCCAAGGCCAGCGCGCTGTTGAGCTTGGCGGCCAGCCGCTCAAAGGCGATGACCTCCTGCAGCGCCCGCATGTTGTTGATGACGGGGGCGAGCTTGGTGACGTGCCGGATCTCGTCAGGCCGGAAAGGTTCGCCCACGTGCAGGACGCTCTCGGCGTCCACGTCCACGGTCTCCACGCGGGCCTGCCCGCGCACGACCATCTGGTCGCTGGACCCGGTGGCGATGCGGTACTTGGTGGGCCGGCCGTTTTTGTCGAAAAAGACGCCGTCAAAAAAGGATGGATCCTTTTGCGCCGGGAAGGTGGCGTCGCCCACGCGGTGGGATTCGACGATCTGCAGCCGGCCTCCGCGCACCTTGAGGACGAAGGCCTCGCCGTCGCGGTCGATCGCCTCGCAGACAAGGCGCTGGATCTCGCCAAAAGTGTGTTTGCCGGTGACGTCGGGGGCGAGGCTCCACTGGGAAAAGAAATTTTCGGCCGCCTCGTTCCAAGCCTCGTCCTGGGTGGCGGCCTGAGGGACGATGCCGGTGCCCACGGAGTAGCGGGCCAGATCGGAGATGGCGCCGCGCACCAGGCCCACGTTGGAGCAGAGGTAGCGGGCCAGCTTGAGCAGCATGGTGCGGTCCGCGTCGGACGCGTCCAGCTTGCTGTCCTGGGCGGTCGCTCCGATGGGGTGGCGGTGTTCTCGGGTGATCCGGCTGGCCTCGTAGTGGTAGCCGAAGGCGCGGGCCAGGGCCCGGCCGATGCGCTGGTTTAGAGTCATAGTCATGAAATGGTCTCGGCGCCGGAGCGCTGGCCGAACTGGGCGTAGGCGGTGCGGGGCATTTCGTAAGTGAGGAACTTGTCGATGTCGGCGGCGGAGTAGTCCTTCACCCGGCGCCAGGCCTCATAGCTCATGGACTGCACCTGGGCGGGCGACATGCCCGGGGCGAAGGAGTAGCTGAAGGACTTGCCGTTGACGGAGCTGGACAGAATGACGCGGCCTCCGTCCGTGATGAGGGAGGACTGGTCGGATGCGGCGCTTTTCAGAAGCGTGACCAGGGTGGTGACGGATTCCCCTCCCTTTACCCAAAGCCCGAAGACAAAAGCGCGCAGGTCCATTATGCGTTGGCGGGGGTAGTCAAACCTAGCCGTCCCGGGGGCCCCAGAAGTACGGGATCCCCGAATCGTGCGCCGGGCGGCGCTGCTCGTCTGGGTCGGCCGGGTCGTAGGCCCGGGTGGGGATGTTTAGGACGACGGCCTCGGTTCCGCCGATGGAGCTGAACCCGTGCCAGACGCCAGGCCGGATGGTGACCAGCTTGGGGCTGGTCGTGCTGGAAACGACGGTGTCGGTCTTGTCGGTGCCCTCGTCCCACAGCCCGATCTGCAGGGTGCCGTAGACGCACACCATCCGGTCGGTCTGCTTTTCGTGGTGGTGCCACGCCTTCACGATGCCGTGCCGGCAGGTCGTCACGTAGGCTTGGCCCAGCTCGTCCCCGGGCGCAAAGCGCAGGATCTCAAACAGCCGGCCGCGGGTGTCCTCGATGGGGCGCAGCTCGGTGACGGATCCGTACCAGGTCTGGGTGGTCACGCCGGCTCCTCTTTCTC